ACGAGGTGTCCAAAGAGGCGGTGAATGTCGAAATCACGTGTGCACCACTGGAACGTTACATACGCAAGTATCTCAAGGGTCAGGAACTGGCAAACGTTCGACGTGTCCTCAGAAAGGGAAACGACCGAATCATCGTCCAGACGGATTCCAAGTACTGCGAACGGATCCAGGGTGTACACAAGTCGAATCACGTGTGGTTTGGTATTACACGTGGACGTATATGCCAGTTGTGTCACGACGACGACTGCAAGGAGCAAAAGTTTGTCGGACGGGAACATATTCTTTCTCCGAGTATAGTAGAGGAATTACGCAGCAATGTTGCTGTGGATAGTTCTACTTATGTGTCTATTTGTGATCTTATTCCCGACTTTTGGTGGCAAGAAGAATCGGTTTCTCAGAGAGGTGCACCCGTACTCGGGACTCGACCCTCAAACATGGGAGCTGCTTCAAAGTCATCTAGCAGTTTTCGAAAACCAAAAGGCAAGTCTCGATCAAAGAGCTGGGGGACTTTACCAAGCGATTGAGGATGTTCGTAACCTCGCTCTGTTCATCAGACGCGCAGATGACCACGAACACCAGGAGAAGCTCGAATCCATCGCCGTTCAGATGGGTGTCGAAGGTGAAACGACGTTGTTCGAAATCGCACAAAAGAATGGGTTGTATTTCTTTCCAAAGTACTTAAACGATTTAGCCTCTGAGGATACAGAGACTGATGTCAACCGGACAGGACAAGCCATCAGTGGACACTTCCCAGACCCCAGAAGTCACGGTCAGTAGTAAGCCAGCGACCCGTACGCGTTCCGGTCGCACCGTCAAGGCTCCAGAGCGTTATACGCCACAGGAGGTGTGTGAGGATGATTACGCCGATGACGACTACGACACTGATGAATCTGGGAGCGTTTCATCTGAGGTATCCTATGACACGGAGGATATCTCAAGTGAGAGTGATGCTGATCAGGAGGGGAACCTCGCTGGATTCATAGTTGAAGATAAAAGTAGCAGTGACTCTGAAAGTAATGGACCGGATGTTCGATCCGAGTCCGGCGAGACCGATGTTTCCGATGACCGAGACGAACGACGACCCCCAGCAGCAGCAGCTCGTGGACGAGGTCGAGGCCGAGGAGCATCCTCAGCAGCACGACGCACGCTCGTATTATGATCCGGGTCCCCGTGTTTTCCATCCTCAGAATCAGTCGGTTGATATGCTTGAAAAAATTTCAAAAGAGACTATAATTCTTGTATTTGCTGCGTTTTTCATTGGGTTGTTGCTGGGGAAGTCTCTGACGCCGGTGATCCTGAAGCACTAATTCCAGGTTGATCTCCCAAAAAGGGAATCGTCGGAGATGTCAGAGCTGGTATGTACTGACCAGAGTCCGGCATTATTGAGCTGCCGTTGATATCAATTCCTCCAACCATTGCGACGTTGGACGTCGCTGTAGGGACGGGAGGAAGCATGTCGCCTTCGGTTGAAACGTTGCTTTCAAAACCGTAGGCGTACATTCTTGCCGACCCTCCATCAGACTCGTTTGGTACAAAGTCACCATACATCACGTTTGATGAAGGATCGCCCTGAATGAAATTCAGGATTGGATTTCCCGCCTGAATCTGAAAGTCCAGACCCGCCATGTCTTTATATACATCAGTCTGACTGTCAACCTTGACAACGTTGCTCGTTGAATCGACATACGGGAGGTTGTTTGACGTCGTCACCGTGTTGCCGACATCTTCCGTAAACGGAGGCTGTGTATTTTCATCACGCGGAGGAGCATACCCCTCTCTGCGTGCTGAAAGAATCACCAGAATCAAAACGAGCACGACAAGCGCTACCCATAACGACCAGTGTACCTTCATCCTGATATTTGTTTATGTTTTTTTTCAAGTCCGAATGACTTTCCACCTGCGGCGGACAAGGAGCACGGAGTGCCCTTGGACAACAGGTGAACCTGTTGGACAACAGGTGAACCATTAACCCAGTAGTCCTGCCGCCGCGCTGCCTGCACCGACAGGCTCGGGTGCTGGACCGGCGTCAATCTGGACTGCTGGTGCATTCGCGCGCTCCTCCTCCTGCTGGACGCGACGACGCTCAATCTCATCGGCGATACGATCGTCGGCAATCTTCACCAGCTCAGGCATCTCCTTGTCTGGAAACTCCTTCTTCAGGTCGTCGATGAGCTCGGCCGGGTGAGGAATGGGTGGTACATCTGGCTTGGTGTAATACTTGGAATTCTCATCCCCGGGCGTGATGAACGGCGTCGCCGACCCCTCGAGGGGCTTGGCGAGCATGTCACGCTTCCGCTGCTCAAACATGGATGCCGCTTGACGCTGGTTATCGCGGTACTTGGTCATAATCTCCTCCAGCTTCTCGTTCTGGTAATGGACGTTATCAATCTGGTCACGGTCAGGGGGAATCAGCAGCCACTTGTACATGTCGACGACGTAAATGTCGACGAGTGCATCCTCCTTCTGCAGACGCTTGGCGTGACTCTCCGCCTCATCCTTGGTAGAGAAACACCCGCGGATCTTCAGACCCAGCTGCTCGTTACGCTGGGGCATGTCCGGACCGACCAGAGAAATCAGTGCAAAAACCTGTCCTGGCACCGTCAAGTAATCCTGCTCAAGAGAACCCATTTAAAACTACAGGACGTCACTCTTTTAAGTGACATCATGGATCAACTCCGTAAACGCCACAACCAGGCGAAGCGTGACCTCATCAATCAATGGGTCTCACCGAACTCTTACGTTCTCGATTGCGGATGCGGTCGAGGCGGCGATTGGCACAAGTGGAAGTCTGTCGGTGCTCGGGTCGCCGCCATCGATCCGGACGAAAAGTCTCTACAGGAGGCGGAGGATCGGGCATTTGAAATCGGTCTCGGTGTGTGGTTTCTAGGCACCGGGGACATTCGTCAGGCGGCGTTTGCAGGTCCGTTTGACACGGTGTGCTACAACTTTTCCATCCAGTACATTTTCGGAGATCACTTTGAACAGAGCATCAAGGCGATCAAGTTGGCAGTCAAGCCAGGAGGGCACCTCATCGGCATCACGCCCGAAAAGAGTCTCATCGAAAGCGCGAGTTCTCCAGATGCCCACGGTAACGTATTTGAGGTCCACGGTGACAAGGTGCTCATGAGTCTGACGGATGGCCCATTTTACGCAGACGGACCCAAATATGAACCGTTGTTGGACGGGAATGTCCTTCGTCAGGCGCTCGAACCCGAGTTTCGATGTGTTCAGTGGGGACCTATCGCTCCAGAACAGACGGGACTCGTTACCGACATTTATGCACAGTTTGTTTTTCTACGTCTAGATCAGTAGGATGGCATCCGGTATCATACAGACGGGACTGCTCATCGTGACCCTCGCTGTTGCCGCGTGGAGCAGTCGCCGTGAAGCGCCGCTCATGACGGATCTTCGTCAGCGGTACGACGTGCTCTTGAACCACCTCAAGAGCACGGAGGTGGTTGACCCGCGATTCGCTCGCCTCAGGAAGAGGTGTATCCTCACGGGAATCCATGGGTCCAGGATGAATCGAGGCACCATAGGATACAACGTGAATAAAGGGTACGAGATTTACATCTGCCTGGACAAGGATGATATAAATTCGGCGATGAATGTTCTGATTCATGAGCTGGCTCACGTCACAGTCGACGAGTACGACCACTCTCCGGAATTCTGGGCGTCGTTCAAAGACCTCAAGGCGCTCTGTAACACCCTGGGCATTTATACACCGATCGAAGGAACGATCGAGTATTGCGGCATCATGATTCAGGACTGATCTTTTTTCTCACACCATTGTAAATGTCTGGTGGTATCGTTCAGCTCGTCGCAACCGGTGCTCAGGACGCGTGGCTGACTGGTAAGCCAGAGGTTTCTTTCTTCCGTTCCAGCTACAAGCGCTACACGCATTACGCCAGTTCTTTCGAACGCCAGCTGATCCAGGGTAACCCTGCAGCTGGCAACATCTCCACGATCCGTCTGGAGAAGAAGGGTGACCTGGTCAATAGCATCTACATGATCGCCAAGAATTCGACTGGTGCTCTGATCCCGACTCTTGACTGGCGTACCGTCATCGACAAGATCGAGCTGCTCATCGGTGGTCAGATTGTCGACACTCAGGATATCACCTGGATGACTGAGCTTGAGCCCATCACCGGCGCTCAGAATTATTCTCAGCGCTACCTGAACAACAATACGGCTGGTCCCAAGAACCACACAGCTGGTTTCCTGCCGCTCAAGTTTTTCTTCTGCAAGGACTGGAACGTGTCCCTGCCCCTCGTGGCGCTCCAGTACCACGACGTCGAGCTTCGCATCACGTGGGCCGCAAGTGTCACCACCTCGTACCAGTACGAGGCCTGGACCAACTTTGTGTATCTGGATCAGGCGGAGCGTGAGTACTTTGCCAACACACCGATGGACATGCTGTTCACCCAGGTGAACCGTATCCCAATTGGCACTGCAAACATGCAGGAGCTTGCTCTGGCTCACCCCATCAAGTTCCTGGCGTTCTCCGCAAACAACTACACGGACACGTTTAGCAGCACACCAGCCACCGCCGTCAATTACCAGTTCAAGACGCAGATCAACGGTGTGGATATCGGCGACTCGCGCTCTCTGCTTCAGTGGATCGACGTGCCCCAGTACTACTTCACACCATATGGTTACATTCACAACGAGAAGACTGCAAACGTCGCGGTCATCTCATACTGCCTGGACACGTCAAAGCTTCAGCCGACTGGCACGCTGAACTTTTCACGCATCGATACCTACCGTATCGTCGCACCGGCTGGTGTCTCACTGAGCACCCTGATCGGTGCAACCGGTCGCTACTTCTACGCTGTCAACTACAACGTCCTGCGCATTAAAGACGGAATGGCTGGCGCTCTCTACTCCAATTGAGACCAATTTTTAACCATTTTGGTTTTAGGACTGTTGTAAAGAAACTAAAAATAAAAATGTATGAATACATTATATGCCGATCGGTTATATATATCGTATAGATAACCTGGAAAACGGAAAGTTTTATATAGGTCAGACTATACAGACTCTCCAGAAGAGATGGAATGACCATGTCTCAGATACTAGAAATCTATCTGATGATATGGTAATTCATTTAGCTATGAGAAAATACGGAGTGAATATGTTTACAATGGAACCTATTCACACAGTTGAATGTGAAACAAAATTTGAACTCAAGAAACAACTCAACGAGCTCGAAATACGTGAAATTGAACAACTTAAACCAGAATATAATGTAGCAAAGGGAGGTTTAGGACATGCAGGTGTTACTATCCCGCGTTTTGGAGCTGACAATCATTTTTATGGAAAGAAACACACTGAAGAATCAAAGAAGCGTATGAGCGAAGCAAGCAAAGGACGATTTTTAGGTATAAAACTACCAGAAGAAACGAAACGGAAAATGAGTGAATGCAAAAAAGGTGATAAACATCCTTTTAAGAAAAATCCAGAATTCCGTCTACGCGCTGTTCAGCATATGCAAGATCTTATACAAGCGAATAAGAAACGTGTAAGTCAATTCACGAACGACGATGTATTTATTCAAGAGTTCGAATCAGTAAAAGCGGCTGCAGAAAGTATAAACGTCTCCCCTGTTTCTGTAACCGTCTGTCTGAAGGGAAGAACCAAAACATCTGGTGGTTTTAAATGGAAGTACTCGAACTGATGCGGCGAAGAAACACTTCTACTTTTTCTGAGGAGGCTTGACAAATTTGTGGACAATGAAAAAAATAACAGCCGCGATGAATGCGGTGGCGAGCATGCCCGTCGCTGACAGGTCACCTGCATCGCTCATAAATTTAGGAATCAGATCCGCCAATTTGTTCTGAATCGGCTTGGAGAATGCAGCGACTGCGGCAATGCCCGCGATCGCCGCATTCAACTGCTCGTCAGTCAGACCAAATGGGTTCTTTGAAGAGGAAGACGAAGCTGGACCGGCGGACGCGTTGTCCAGGCTCAGCCCCGCAACTCTGTTGTTCTGTGGATTCTTGTACGGGCCGCCCATGGTCGGGGCAGAGTCGAAATCGGCGCTCGGCACGATGTCGGCGATTGATGTCGAGAAATCCATTTCTATTTGAGGATGTTTTATTTCGGCTTTAAATAACTCGGGTTGGTCGATCGAACGCGTCTGGTACACCGGCTGAAGTTCATCTGGAACACCGAAAGAACTCTGCTGCTGGACCGGCTTTTCGGTGTCCACCTGAGGAATGTACTGCAG